GAGCCTTATATAGACATATTATGCCTACAAGGTTTCCCCATGGGTAACAAACGCAAACACGATCGCATATTCAAACTATTTGAAGAGTGTGGATTCACTTATGTATATGGCGAATCGAGTGAAGATTTTTTTGTTAAGACGATGACACTGTTTAAACGTTCGTTTCTTGAACTATATAGTGTTATTCCCGACGAGGGACAGAGTGTATCTAATGTTGAAATTTATTATATAAAATCAAAAAGTGGATTCTTTGGTGATAATGGTTGTAGTAATCATTTCTTGTTATCCAATGTATATCTACATCATGGTTGCGACAAATTCAAAAGCCTGGATCGAATAGATGCATATGGGTTTGAGCTTTGGAATCCTCACCAAATTATAATTGGAGATTTTAATTATGATGTCCATAAAGATAGGGAAACTCAGATATCCTTGTGCGCATGGAGCAAGACTCCAGATATTCCAACTTCCAATGGTTACCGTGCAGATCATGTACTTAGTGATATCGATATAAAGTGTATGGTGGATGAGAGATTTACGAGAGGGACGTATAATAAGGGTTATATACACATTCCGGGTAATCACTTCCATCAGCCTATTTACGGATGGTTTTTGCCATCTAAAATCGGAAATGAAATACCCTATTTTAAGGATGATGTGCTCATCGACCCCACCGCTGGCGCGTTCGTTCGCGCAATTCCGGACCTACCGACCTAGATCAATGAACCAGAAACTATTCCTGTATACTGACGCCTAAGTGAGCTTAAAGACCTGTAAAAGTTACTTCAAAAAAAGAAGAACCCATATCAATGCGCTGCCAAGACTGCAAAACCTGCTTATCTGCTATCAAGAAGGGACACATCGGGTGTATGAAAACCTTCAACTACAAGAAATCCAAGGTCATCGAAGCTGCTGCTACTCACCAGCAACGAAACATCTACAACTTCCTCAAGACATTTGGTTGTCCCAGATCTCTTGATGTAGAAATCGAACTTTGTGCCAAGAATCAATGGTTGGATGAATATTACTCGTTTTTCCGTTCGTGGCCACCCAGCTATGAGGCCAAATTGAGTCTCATTCGTTCAATGACACACGCCGCTCTCAAATATGGTGATATGTGTATGTTGAACAGCGTGTATTCATATGAACCGTACGGAACGCGTGTTCGAACACAAACTTCAACTTTCCATGACGCCTTTTCAGGAGTTCATATGTTCGCTGCAATGATTAACGCTATCAAGTCTGCTGACACCGGAAAGATTGAGAGAATTTATGAGATTTTCGAGGACAGATCCAATGAATGGTCCCCGACAGATTTTCGCGATGCTATCTGGACAGGTTCTGACGATGTTCTTGCCAAGGTCATTGAAATGTGGAAGGGGTATCGCGGGAGGGTCGTGAGTTATCAAACGACGGGGCGTGCTACAAACCAACTGAAATTGCTTACTATTAAGCATAACAATATCAATATGCTCAAAATGCTGGACAGAGAAATAAGTGGGTATCCGTCAGGGATGATGCATGAAATGCGACGCACGAGAGGTCACTCTACCCAAGCTCGTCGGGAAATGATCGCATATGTTCGGGGGCGTCGAACGCCTCGGATCAACGCGTCGCGAAGCGATTACACCGCGAGTTTAGCTACGGGAATTGTTGAACGAGAGAGAATTGAACAGCGCCAAGCCACCGCCGCGCCAGTGGCTCCGGTTCGGGAAAAGGTAACCAATCTTCAAAAAGCGTTAGGACTCATTGAAGATTGCGAGCTTCCGGAAGGAAAGTACCTGGAACTGTGCAACATTCTCATGGATGTGCATCGCCGAGGTGTTTGTTAGAAATTAGAAATAGCTAGAAAAATGTAACACTACCCTTTCATCAATGTCATAAAAGCGAGTGCGCCGATGATTCCACCCACACGGGTCGCTGGAACTCGTGGTGGGCCACTGTTGAGCTCGTTCTGTTCTTTTATGGCAGCCTTGATCTTATCAAGCTGACTACTTCTTTTCTGATCTTCTAGTGTCATGGTCTCTAGGATGTCTTGTAAATTTTCATGTATCATTTTATTGAAATCCTTGTTTATATTTTCGTCGTCAAATATGACATCCCAACACGTGTGATGAAGTATATCCCGCATAAGTACCCGCTTTACATTATCATTTTCATCAACTATTTCTACAGTTAAATAGAATGCACTGGAATATGGATCTAATTGAACTGTTGATGCGGCCAGACATTTCGGGAGTACGAGATATTGTAAATTTGTAGTTGAATTGATAGAACTACGGTTAAAATGTCTCAATACGCGACTGTCATCCCTTACATTCTTAATGTAGCCATGTTTATATAATATAGGCGGAATCGTATAAGTTTGTGTTTCTGGATCTGTCTTACTCACGTCAAGTTCAACCCCATTTCCAAATATATTTAAACCCACACCGTTTATATTTGTAGCAATCGTTTTCACTGATATTCTAAGATAATATCGCGAAAAATTGACGAAAATTACATTATTCCGGGAGGAATATTTCATTTTAGATCCCCGCGTACGCTTCAGTAATGTGCATGAGCCAAGATCTATTTGATATGGGATATCATAAAAGGGGATCATTCGTGTTATAAATCTTAAAAATCTACTAGAGGCGCAACGATTCTTACGACGTTTTTTATTCCCATTTTTACCCGAAATCCCACCAGTTTCACTAGATGCATGATATTGTTTTAAAAATTCCTGTAATGTGGGATCGATCGGCTTGTACCAGTTGGGTAACTTGATTTCATCATTTTGCCAAAGGCGATTCACCTTGAAGCATGAAGTCATGTTATTTAGGTAGATTTTAATGTGGCAAATGAACAAAAATCATTTTGGATGACAACTAGATACAATCACCTCGGTCGTCGTAGATTCTGGATTTTTACTGTTTATAGAGCGTCTCGCCTTGACATCAGATATCTTGTAATCGTCAAATGTACGTCTAACTAAATCAACTCCCGCATTACTCATTACAAATTGAGCACCACTCGCCTTCGTCATCTCAAATAGAGTTTCGTGATCCTTGAGTCCGAACCCATCTTTAGTGTATCCCACAAAAGATGTTTTCGTCTCCGGTGCGTATGGTGGGTCTAAGTACATGAAGTCATCGGACTTGACGCGTCGTATCGCATCTCTGAAGTCGCAGTGTTTAAACTCAACGCGTTGTAGTTTCGTGGATATATTTTTAAACTCATCTATCGTAAGAAATTGTGGGGTATTTTTATAATGACCGTATGGAACATTGAACCCGTTGGGACCCTCGCGAAATACACCTCTGAAGCACGTTTTATTTAGGAATATGAACATAGCCGAGCGGTCGCCCGTGTCCGTATTGTATAGATGTCGTATCCAATAATAATAACTTTCCTTGGACGTCATGGCCTCGTTTTCATTCGTAGGTTTTCTATTTATTTCGGTACCATTTAGAGAATCATACGTATTAAACAGTTTCATAACCTCTTCGTGAAGTGATATTGGTCTAGTTTGAACATCTTTGTATACCTGTATCAGTGTTTTATTGAGATCGTATGCGTATAGTTTTCCCGTCACGTTACACCTATCTAGCACGGCGAATAACACGCTCCCTCCACCCACGAATATTTCGTGATAATCATTTATTTTATCGGGAAAATTACCTAAGACAAAATCTAGTATTTGTGTTTTCCCACCAACCCATTTAAGAAATGGTTTCATACATATAATACGTTGTAGTTTTTAAGCTACGAACCCCTAAGTGAAATTCAATATCTAAAAAGGTTACTTTAATTTGCCTCCAGCCATGGAAGACCTTACCGCGCTCATGCAATCTGTTGATATCATCTCCAAACACGTACCGGAGGGAGAATACATGAAAATGTGTCAAAGTATGCAAAACCTATACAAGGTTATACGAAAACAAACTTTACCCAAACCACAAAGGGCTGCGCAACAACCGAGACCGGTTGATCCCGACGTATGGAGAGAACACAGGCAGGAATATGCTGATCTCATCAATGCGCAGACCCGAAGAGGAAATATAATCAGAAATGATCAAAGCCGTCTTAAGTATCTGAAAATCAGACAGAGAGTGACTGCCGAGATTAAAAGGAATGCGGTTCGCGATTTCGCACGAGATAATGACATTTTTATCCGTGAATGTACGATTGAGGAACTTCGTTCGAATGGATGTAACATTCCCAACGAACGAACTTTTTACCGTAGTTATATGGACAAACAAAATACGATTACGCGCAACTTACTTACAGAACTCAATAACTCCATTAGGCAGAATACCGAGGAAATTGAACGGGATAGGCAACGCTTGAATGAACTGCATATGTACTTTAGTCGTTTTTAGAATTATAATATATTTAGCCCAAATCTGGTTTTCATAAGTTTCATCGCGTCTCGTAAGTTTGGTTCGCTCCATAGGAGCCATCTAGACCAAAAACCCGCTGTTTTCAACCCCGAGATTCCCCACTCTTCCCGTCTGCTCTTAGCCACTTTAGACATTCCCTCATGTACCCTTTGTGGGTCAATAAATTTACGTGTATATACGCCACCGTGACGTGTTATGTAACGACGCATTCGAATGGGATCTTTGTGTAGGGTATAATCTGAATAACCCTTTGCGCCAAAATCCACGTGACTACCGTCTGGAAAAGTCACCCTGTATTTCTTTTCAACGATCGGACTCTTATTGAGAATGATCTTCATTACTATAATATACGAAAATTTTCATGTTATCAATCCCATGACCAACGTTCCCATAATCGCCTCAAAAGATACGGCGCTAATTCCCTAAATGACCCGGACGGTACGTATCTAAAATCTACTTGTCCGGGTTCTCTTCCTAAACCTAATAATTGTGCCGTCACATATTTATCCCGGCTAAAATGTGTTGCGAGTTGTAATGATTCCTCGTTATGTGTAGCTAAAATTGTGTGTGCGTGTGGAACGATCAGTGCCTCGGATAATGCGTCATTGTATTGTCTATCTGTATCGGATTTATCAGTGAATACACCGGGTTGTTTTCTAAGATATGCGCCTCTCACGAGTTTTATACCAATCATTATTTCTTCCTTTTTCGCCCTATCTATATCCCGCATCATATCATCGATTGCGTCCCGTCTGTACATTTGATATGTATTATATACGTGCGTATAAGTGGATGTATTGTGTTCATGCATGAGAGAATAACATAAATCGGGATATAAGACATCCTCTGCGTCTATACACACACTCACACCTCTCGTCTTTGCGTGTTGTATCAATTTAGAGACATGATGCTTTGCCTGTGTCGGAGACTCTCTACTCCCAAAACTAGTGAGTTTTAAGGCGCACATGGATCCTTTGGGGATTGTATTTATCATTGATTCTGTAGTATGGCGTATGCGCATAGCTGATGATAGAGATACGTTCTCTTTGGCATAATCGAGAATCACACGCTCTCCGTTTTTATATAATTCGCTCATTACACGTTTCAATTCAAATCTAAGAGCGGCATATCGTAGCATATACGTAATAAAAATATTATTTTTAATACCCATTAAAGAAATGGATCGAATTATAATTAAAATGGAAAAGTCCCAGATTCGTGCGTTATCGTTATTTTCTGGATGTGGAGGTGACACTGTCGGGATGACCAATGCAGGTATAAACGTCACCCATTATTCAGAATTAAAACCTACATTTCAAAAAACACACGAACTTAACTTTCCAAAGTCCGAACTGATAGGCGGGGATATAAATAAAATAACGGATGGAGAATTTGAAAAATTAAAAGGAAAAATCGATATTATATTTGGTGGATTTCCGTGTCAAAGTTTCTCAAACGCGGGTAAAAAGAATCCAAATGATGCGAGGGGACAGTTATATCTTCAGTTCGTAAGAGCGGCACGTATAATACAACCCAAATATATCATAGGCGAAAATGTAAAGGGTTTATTAACGCGTACGACCAATGAAGGAGAAAAATTCATAGATATCATAATCAAATCGTTTAATGATATAGGATATACGTGTCACTATAAAGTCTTGAAAGCGCACGAACACGGCGTTCCCCAAAAACGAGAACGCTTATTTATTGTGGGTTCTAGAGATTCTAATTTTAATTTTGAATTTCCTGAACCAGCGAATACGTCCCCAGATCTCAGAGATATAGTCGGGTTTGATATGGAGGGTGCGTTGAAAGTACCCGAAGAACTCGTGAGAGAAGCTGGTGTTAAGGAAGAAAGTATAATATTCGGCGAAGGTACATCGATTGGAAAAATACATCCGTATCTCGCTTTACACGAAAAGGCGCGCGGCGTCATGTGGAAAAACAAACGAGTCAGTGAATATCAATTCTCGTTTGGAAAACGAATCTCGCCCATACACTGTGAAATCGTAGATATAACAAAGCCGAGTAAGACGATCATATGTACGTATGATCATCAACCAAGATTATACGTAACACTAAAGACGAGTGATGGGTTTTATCTAAGACCATTTAATATAGTTGAATTACAACAGATACAGGGATTTCCAAAGGACTATACATTCGCCGGAAATCATAAAGATAAAATTGTACAAATCGGAAACGCGGTTCCACCGAAGCTAGTTGAAGATATTGTATCGCGCCTTAAATTTTAATGGACCAATTTGGACGAGGTCTTGATTTGAGTCCATTTGAAAATGATACAGTTCTCTTAAATAATTGTCCATATTCGTGATACGAAATATATCCATCATTTACGGCATTTTCTATTTGTTTCATTGTATCTTCATAAAGTGTTTTTAATTGCTCCTTGATAATATATTCACCCCGGTTTTTATTTTGTTTAACTAATTCGCTACTATGCTTAATAGATATTATCATATCCTTCGTATTTATGAAAATATAATAATAATTTTCATCTATATCGGGTATGGTATCATTCAGTATGAAAACCCCTTTACTCTTCTTACATTCGTAAGTGATTGGATGGGGTACAGATGGAAATAAAACATTGCGAATATCTTTTGACTGTTGAGATGGCGCAAACCCACCAATTTTACCTCCCATCTTATGAATCACATTTGATATAATTTTAATGTAATTTCTCTCGTCATTTTGTGTATTACTGTCGTTCGAAAGACGACTCCATATTTTATTTTCATTAAAATAAGCATTCAGGTTTTTCGTTAGTGACTCGTTTAGGTGATCCATGTAATAAGCTTTACTTTTGAATTTTTTTAAGGATTTACATTCACTTAGGACATGATCGATCATATTACAACTCTATAAAGTGGTTATTTCCCGTATTCTGATGACATGTTTCACCTGGTGCTTGTCTTGAGAACAAATCGTATGAATACCGTCATGTAAATCGGTCGCTAACTTTTTAATTTCACTCGCGTGAATTTCGGCACGCGCAAAGCATTTATTGTCGATGGACCATCCTACATGTCGGTAATTATGAACGTGACGTTCGTGCTCGTCATCTACGACCTTCCAAATCCTCGAACACTTATCGGTCACATTAACCACGGGATATACTTCATCATCACCGAACTCGGCTCGCATCCCTAAATGATCGTATTCAATCTTTACCATGGCACCAATTTCAAATTCGGGAATCGCCTTCTTCCCTCCGATAGCTTCTACGAATTCTTTGTATTCGCCGTCTTGTATCTCATACTTCTCTTGAATTTTATCCAACAAGACAAGTAGGTGGTGACGATCCATTTTTTACTAGAAAAATGTAATCGCTCGTCTAACTTAGGTGGTCATTGAGTTTTATCCCCAAATTAATAAAAATCATACAAGTCAGAATGGATTCACCATTAGAAAAGGCTGCCAATGAATTCTTATTTGAAAAATTACAATGGAAGGATTCGATGAAAGATGATTCGTTCAACCCCACATTAGATGTAAAATTAGATCTAAACGAACTGACAAGAATCAAAAATGAACACACAGACTTACCAACCGCTCGGATTTTAGAGAATAATTCAAATCGTTATACATACAGAAGACATCCACATCAAATCTATAAACTCATGACAGAGGTAAGTAAAATAATGGGCGGATTCGCAGTTCCGACTGGTTTGTATTATTATCCACCCGGTGGGGCTTGTGGATGGCACACAAACAGTAACAATCCGGGTGAAAGGTATTATTTGGTATGGACTAAAGAGTCTGGTAAAAGTTTTTTTAGATATTACGATAACGAGAAAGATGAAATAGTTACACAATACGACAAGAAGGGGTGGGCTCTTAAAAAATTTAAAGTCTGTGATAAAAAACTATTATGGCACTGTGTTGGTAGTGATACGACGAGAATCAGTATAGGTTTCAAATTAAATAATAATCACGTACTAAATGGAAAATTAAATTTATACGACGATTATTTCAATGGCAAGGAAATGACAAAAAATGAATGTTCCATTAATAATTTCATAATCGGGGCACACTCGACTCTAGGAAAAAGTGATCGATGTGACTGGTCGGTTAAACACGATATGATGGGGAGACTACCGCTAATACTCATAGACGATATACTATTTGAAACATCCACCGAAGAAATACCGATAAATTTAATTTCTTGGAAATCTAAAGATACACCAGAATTTAAAAATTACAAGTGTGTTAATACGGATAACTATCTACCTATAGTGGTAGTCCCAACTAAATTAAATCCACATGATTGTTTATTTAGAGCTATAGACGGCTCTCACAGACTATGTAAGCTTCGCGAAGAAGGCGCAGATACGGTAAAATGTTTTATTTTAGATGAAGATAGGTTTCTTAAAACTATCGTAAACACACCTCTTAATATACCCGAGCCGGTGATCCTAAAAAAACACATAACAGAACAACATCTTGAAAACATAATCGATAAGAAATCAAAAATCCGCGGTAAAGTCATAAAACATTTAATTAAAACGACACCACTTTCTAACGCCGATAGGTTTAAGTATTCGATTACAAAACTATCGAATGACAATGTGTATATGTATTCAAAAGAATCACTCACTTATGGGATTTTACTAATAAATCTCGAAGAAAACCCTCTCACGTTTTATTTTATACATATGGGATGTTCATTTACGATCGAAAAAGGAGAAATTCTCATGTTCCCATTATCTTGTGAACCATACGGATATACAAAATTATATGAACACACGGTAGATCGAAAATGTAAAGTGTTTAAACTTGTAAGTTATGTAAATGTATAACGTTACAGGTTTAAAAAACCTAAAGTATATCTTTTTTAATATTAATCGTCGGAATCACCGTACTTACTCCAGTATGATCCCGGGACACGCTGGGGACTAAGTGTACCCCCAATTGACGGTTGCCATAAGGCCATATCCCAAGCGACGTCACCAAATCTTTCAGATGTCTTAAAATATCTAGGTTGGTATTGTGACCCGGGTTTGTGCCTTCCCCAACCGAGGTAAATTCTCATGTTCTTTAATCTATCCTTACAACAATCTTTGCGATTTCGAATCCAAACATAGTCTATCGGGTACTCCCTTCCCAAATCGATATATATCCATTGACGATCATGGTCCCACGAAGCCCCGGGTGCGCCGCCCTTCGGGGAATTCTTATAACGGCCGCTTTTGTGGCTGCGCCCCCACCACGTGTGTGCCATTGAATTGTCATTTCCGTCCGTAAGATGCCTTCCATGGAAGTGGGAATGCGTGGATGACATTACCACCCTTTTCCCGCGCGCCACATCCTGTCCGTTTGAAACGACCATTACCCGGTTCAAATTGATAATCGTTCCAGGTCCATTCTGGCGGTCTAAAAATACGTAGCGAGCCGACGGTACACAAATATCTGTGTTACACGCCCTAATTTTAGGTGCGTAAGCTCCCGCCGGAGTCTTACATGCTTTACCGATACCCCGTTGGTTACGAGTTATTTTATAATCCCTTCTTTGGGTACCCCCACCACACGGTTTAGAACATTTGGACCATCCAGTCCATGATTGCTGACAATCCACGGGTCGTGTTCTCGTACATCCCCAATTAACATTATCACCGGGTCTCAAACACCCTGTTAGGTGGTCGTTGGTCCCACCCCGTCCTCCGTGTGGTCCCTTACCCGTATAGAAAAAGCATGTATTTCTCCAAGTAGGGTTCGGGTGTCTAGACGTTCTAAAACCCCACGCCTTAACGGCACCTTTCGCGGCTTTATTGTATTGGATAGCACGCTGACGACACTCTTCGGCTCCCAGAGCCTTTAACTGTTGTGGTTTCATATTCAGATTAGTACTCCCGTGTCGCCACCCAGTCTGTCTGGATATATTACCGGGAAGTACGGTCTTACTTCTGTATACTGCTCTTTCCTTGTTTATCTTGGAGCGATCCTTACACCCTTCAAGGACGTATTTACCCGGTTCTACACAACCGGAACTGTGTCTTCTATCACCATTCCAAGGGGCCCTACCACGGAAATGTGGGGGCTTGGGATCATTGTGTTGCATAAAACTTTTGTTGGCTGTATAGAAAAAACACGTATTTCTTTTGTTTTTATCGGGGTAATTTGATCCGTAATGACCCCACAGACGCACGAAACCGGGTGCGCTTTTATTAATTGTTGCCGCATGGTCGCGACACTGTTTCGCGCTTTGATTTTTAATCTTAGCATAGCTCTGATTGAGTTTATCATTCACCCATCCATGTCTCGGAAAGCCCCATCTCCATTGAACACGCGGAGGCTTTTCGTTTAATCGGCGACGTTCCTTGGCTTCAGCCGCGCGCATTTTACGCTTCGCATCCATTTTTGCGCGCCATTTTTTACTCGTATAAGCTAGCGTTTTACACCCATTATTCAAGATTTCTCCTGGGTTCATACACGCGATGGCGTGAGCTTTATCTCCACTACCCGTTAAACGAGCGCCTTTTGCTGGGAATATGGTCTTTTCACCATCATGATCCCAATTTTGATAAAAGAAACACGTATTTTTATGCTTTTCTACCGGGTGATTACTAGTTCTATATCCAACCGCCGAAATGGGGTAATTCTTCTTTATGAGATCTTTTCCGAGATCGTGACATGCTTTCATCGTCATCTTACCGACCTTCCTATTATCTGATAGTTTGGCATTCACCTTTGCCGGATTCCCCCGCGGGTCCCATGTATTGCCGTATGTCATGTGTCCCTGTACGGGAAATCCAGATGTACTACCACCCAGACCCGATCCAAACCAGTCTAGAGCTCTTTGTCTCTTTCGTTTCTGTTCTCTCACTGCCCTTTTATCTTCTTCCTCTCTTCTTCTGGCATCTTCAGCCTCACGTCTCAAACGAGCGGCGTGTTCCCTTTTTTTCTTCTCAAAAGCGGCAGCTTTAGCCCTGGCGAGATCATCCTTAGCCTTCTTAGCCTTGGCGGCGGCAGCGGCAGCTTTAGCCCTGGCAGCATCTTCCTTAGCCTTCTTAGCCTTAGCGGCGGCAGCTTTTATGGCAGAATCGTCTCCACTTTTCTTAGCGGCGGCGAGTGCCTTTTTAGCAACCTTTTCCTTTTTCTTGGCGGAAACAGCGGCCTTGACTTTTTCCTGTGAGTCAGCGACCGACTGATCCTCGTCATCTCCTGTATCTGTAACCTCATCCTCCTCATCGGTCTTCTTCTGAAGTTTCAGATACATGAAAACTCCGCCGAGTAACAATAATAACAGTATAAACAAAGTTACCATTTAAATATACTGATATTTTTTACGAGACATCAATTAGTACTAATTTACAAAGAGAATGGCTGAACCGAATAACCCTCTTCTCCGCCTTCATCTTCTTCATCTTCCTCCACTTCATCCTCTTCATCCTCTTCATCCTCTTCATCCTCTTCGTCCTCTTCGTCCTCATCGCCCTGACCTAACATACGCATAACTCCCGGGAAAGATTCCTTCAGATCACAATTTCTCTTGTTAAATTCTTTCTGTTTCCAGGTATGTCCAGTACACGACCAGTAATATGCTAAACCAAATATTATAAGTAAAGCGATAAGGATACCGGTTATCATTTTATTTATAATAGTATAATATTTTTTAGTGTGGGTCTTTATGGTAAATATGTCTATTCATCGTCATCTTCATCGGTTTCTTCGTCTTCGTCATCGGTCTCAAACATGTCTTCCTCCAAACCGTATTCGTCTTCAAGTGCCTTGAGTTCCTCTTCTGTCATTTCTTCGTCGTCGAATTCTTCTTCCTCGACCTCCGCATCCGCATCACCTTCGAGGTAACTGGTGCGTCGGAAACTCCATTTAGTTTTAATACCAACGACAACAACCACAATAACAACCGCCAACACAATCAAGAGAATTTGATTTCGGCTGAGCTTTAACATTATTAATATGAGTATATATTTTATTTTTCCCTGCTGAGACTATATCCTTTTTCATACCAGAAAGTGTTGATATGAGAGAGAATTTTTAAATTTTAATTAACATCCATTACAGTTATTACACCTGTCTCCTGGATACACAAACGAGCACACCTCGCATTCGTTTAAAACTACGACCTTCCTTCTGGGCATTAGTCCCCTCGAAAAACGCTCCAATTCCCTAACAGTATAAATACCATAGGTAACCATCGTCTCCAACGATGGAAACTTCATACTGAAATATCATAGATTCAAAACCTTAAATGGGTTGATTTACTTGAAACAGGCACAATTTTTAGTCTTCAATAAAAGAGCCGCGCCGTTGATGATGGGATCGACGAGATTCTTAAGCATGGTTTCCATCGGAGAATCCACTTCGGGAACGCCATCGATTTGTTCAATCAAAAAGAAGATCGTATCCTTGACAATCTTCTTCTTTTCAGCCCCGGACACCTTCTTCAGCTTACTCGTGAAAGTCATGAGCTTACCAACGATAAGCGGAACTTCCTCCGGAGAAATGCCATCGGCAAAGTATTCATTCTTGATCTCTTCGACAAGTTTCGTGAAACCCTTGTCGTCGACTCGCCCTGAGTATTTCTTCAGAAGTGCATCCATAATAATATATTTATATAATATATAATAAATGGACTTCGATACCGCAGTTGTTGTTCCGGCATTAATTATAGGAGGTATCCAAATGTACCAGACCTTTGATAAGGTAAGAAAAACAGGTACCAGTAAGCACACAAAAAGTTATGTAATCATGAGTATCGTTGCGAGTGTATTATGGATGATATACCAATTTAGACGATCGGGCATGAATTTCACATTTGCATACACAGGCTTGGGTTTGGCACTTCAAATCTACATATTAACGGAAATACAAAAGGGACTTAATCCCGGATTGGACAAAGATGAAGATAAAGAAGATAAAGAATAAGACACAAAAATAAACATGTTAGCAGTTCCCAAACTCCAACCAGTAACATTTAAAAACTACACAGCGCGTAAGAAATCAACCGTGGGTCGTCGTAATGTAATCGTAAGATCAAAAGACGAAGACGAAAACACGAATAGAACATTACTATTAGCAGAAGCCATCTCTGGAAGAGCCGCCACATTTGGTGTAGGATTTGGAACATTGAATTGGCTTATGCTTGGTCTAAACGTGGTAGAACAAGTTCAACAACCTCCGTTTTTAGCTGGTGCTGTACTGGCATGGATAGTATCTATTCGCTATATGGTCATCGCCGATCAAAAATTAGACGAAGAACAGTTTGAAAAGCTAGCAGCACGCCGAGAAGATGGGCGTGGTGCTATGCTCGGATTTTTATTTATGGTAATGTATAGTTTAAGTATCGTGAATGGCGCTGGATATGTACCTCTGTCCGAAAGGCAGTTTTACGGGTATTTTAGTCCCTATAACTAACGGTAATCTCAATAATTCGATGGTTACATCCTGAAATATTTTCAAAACCACTTTTATAATATTTACCTTTTCTTCTGTAGTAAATGTTCCTCTCCTATGAATCACATAGGACAAGATCATGACGAGAAGACGAATCCTCGATACAGTAAAGGAAACAAATTCTGTTCCTGCCTTATGTATAGCAGCAATTTGAGTATTATCTCCCCTCCAGGTGGTCGATCGGTCTGCTTCCCTTTCGATACTCATTGTATAATTCCTTTAGAAAATTAACCAAATCTTCGCGCGTCTTTTTCTGCTTCCATCCAATAGATTTCAATCTATCGGCGCATATATGATATCTCGAATCGTTAAATGGTCTATCATCTACATAGGTAATCCATTTATCATAATCAGTAGTATTCAATAGAGTTCGTATAATCAACTTCGTAACATCCATGACCGAAATCTCATCATCGGATGAGATGTTATAGATTTCTCCCATACAACCATATTGCCATACAATATTAACAGCATCCACGACATCATCCACGTGCATAAATGCTCGTCGTATTTGAGCACTTTTAGTTCCATGAATTGTACATTTTTTACCTTCGGTTATGAGCCGAACAAATTTAGGAATTAACTTTTCCGGATACTGATTAGGTCCATACACATTATTACACCTAATCATCTTTATATTCATATCAAATGATTGAATATAGGATCTAAGAATCATTTCCGCCGCAGCCTTTGATGCCGAATATGGATTAGTAGGTTTCAAAACTCCCGTTTCCTCATTGAAAGGTGTATCCGTGACAGACTCGCCATACACCTCGTCGGTACTAAAATGAATAAATTCAACACCTGGACAGGTTCTTCTACACGCCTCGATTAGTGCGTGTGTTCCATACACATTCTGAGTAGTAAAGTGTAAAGGATCAATAAACGAATTATCAACGTGACTTTGTGCGGCAAAATGAAATATAGTATCAATCTTGTACTCCTTTAAAACACGCTGAACCAACTCTATATCGCATATATTGCCTTTTATAAAGGTAGCAACTCCCCTTTTAACGTTATTTATATTTGAACAGTAATTAAGACTGTCGATATTTACAAAATTTAAATATGGGTATTTAGATTTCATGATATTAAGAAAATTAGATCCAATAAATCCACATCCACCTGTGACAAGTATATTCCTAGATCCGGATGGACCAATAGCTCCTGGTATCTCGGTATAAGGTGGTAATTTATGACATACTAGCTCCTCATACAATCCCATATAACTTACTATGCCTATTTGTTTTAAGTATATTATACACATCAATGAAAATATTTCCCATATGCTTTACGATTCCATGGAATTCCGGGTAAATTTTTTGCCCAATCAGGTAACGATAAAGTACTACCCATCTTAGAAAGGGCAAAATGTTTAAGAAGATCACATACTCTATCCACATCATCCAAAGTCATGCCGTGATGGGCGCCCAAGAGAAAACCATCCTTCATAATCTTATCGGCATTCTCGTAATCATTCAAATACTGTCGGAATGCGGGATGTCGAGTAATATTACCGGCAAATGTGACTCGTGTCTGGACGTTATTTTTTTCCATAAAATTAACAAGTTGAAGTCTATCCGCACACTGAAGCGGAATAGCGAGCCAATTGGGTTTTATAGAGTCGTCCGGAAGCGTGTAATATGATACATCTTTAAGGTTTTCAATATACCTATCGATCAACTGACGTCGAAGTTTGAGAAACCCCTCCAATTTATCCATCTGTACAAGACCGAAAGCCGCATTCATCTCGCACGCTTTGAGGTGATACCCCGCCACACCATATAGAAATTTCCAGTCATATGGTATTCCATCCACGGAATGATTAAAACGCTCACTCGGCTCTTCTATATTATCACCAATTCTGCCCCAATCTCGGAACATTATAGCTCTCTTTAGATGTTCGTCATCGTTGAACATTACCATGCCACCGATTCCTCCGGCCGTAATGACATGACTCGCATAAAAACTTGTCGTACTTATGTCTGTACAATCTGTACGAGTCATAGTATCCGCAGAATCTTCAAATAAGATGATACCCGGACACAGTTCCCTGATTTTTTCCCAGTTTGGTTTATTACCTATCAAATTGGGTAAAATAATACACTTAGTATTCGGAGTAACCGCGTCCCTTACTTGTTCGGGGCTGGGTACATATGTGGTAAGCTCTACGTCACAAAATACAGGATTAAGACCCAGTTGCATGATGGGCGCAACGGTGGTAGAAAACCCACACGCCGGTGTAACCACGTCAGAACCACTAGGTAAATTAAGAGATGCGAGACCCGCTAATATAGCGCTAGACCCGGAATTAACGAATAGGCCAGATCTCTTTCCGAAGTATTCGGATACTCTCTTTTCGAAGGAAATAGTACGATCACCAAAACCAGCAAGCCAGCCGTCGCGAAGACAAGACTCAACAGCCGCAATCTCTTCCTCGCCATACGATTCAAATTTATTCGGCGCATACCAAACTTTTTTTGACATTGTAATATAAAGACTAACGTATTCTTTAATACAATGAAGGTTTGTGTTCTAGGATCCGGTGGATTTTTAGGTAAAAATTTAATGGAAACCTCGTATGCAAAATCTGAAAAATGGGTGGGTGTGACACGTAATGAGCTAGATTTAATGAATCAATACGCCGTTATAAACTTCTTTAAACAAAATAGTTTCGATGTAGTAATCCACTGTGCGGCATCCATAAACCAAAATGACGAAACCACCACGTTCAAGAATATTACCATGTTTGAAAATGTCGTTCGTGCGTTTAGTGGAAAATTGATATATTTCTCCAGTGGAGCGGCTCTTCGTGGAAATCCACCCAGCGATCCATATGGATTGGCCAAGTGGATCATAGATCATAAACTAAGAACAATGAAAAATACTCACATATTGAGAATATGGGGATGTTATGGTCCTCATGAATTAGAAACTAGATTCAGTGCTGTGTGTAAAAGAGATAAACACGTAATCATAAAACGGGATAAGTATTTTGATTACGCACATGTGGCTACTGTATGTGAAGTAGTAAGAAAATGTATATATGGCGAAATAACTGAAAAGGAAATCAATATTTCCGGAAGGGCGACACGTCTGTTATCTAAATGGGCGGTGATTTTTGGTGCCACATATGAAATAATAGATAAGGATGTATTAGACGATTCATATATTAATTTGGATGATGAAGTATTGTGTATTTAATTATTAACCCAACCAAGCTTCCGTTTAGGGGGAACAGGAACAATCATATCTTCTTCAAAGTCTATGTACGGTGTCATATTTTCGAGGGAATTTCCAAATTCCAATTTAGGATATATTTTTTGTGTTTCTGGTATGGGAATATCGTGTAATGTTTTCACACCATAAGCTTTAGCTATAGCTTCAAAATCAACTCTGTCACCGAAGACATCCGTCTGTGATGTCGCGATGTATCTAGAATCAAAATAACTGTCTTGGAATTGCTTTATGATCCCGTACCCGCTATTATTCAGAATTACAATTTGAATCGGTAGATTATATTTCTTAACCGTAAGAAGCTCTTGTATATTCATTTGAAAACCACCATCTCCGTCAATACAATATATCTTCTTTCCAGACCCAATAGCAGCACCTATGGCTGCGGGAAGAGCAAAACCCATGGATGAATTACCAAAATTTGTAAATAACTTTTGTCCCGGCTTCAATTTTGCGGATTGCATTGTCCATACAAGATTTCCGCCCTGATCCGGAATAACGATACAATCATCGGGGATTTCATCAAAAAACGTATCAAGAAAATCATATACCGCAGAATCACCCTCGCGGGAAGTTTCCTTGCTATATTTGACTTTCCATTTATTTAATGTGGATACCCAATTTTCATCTTGATTTAAATTTTCAAGCACTGAGTCATCGAGAAATCTTCGTGCGCGTTTATTTATACATTTGTCAATATATACACCCTTCTCACTCATCTTATTTAATTCGTTTTCGTCAATATCGACCATAATTTTTTTCGAATAATTGGAAAACGTTTTCGTATTTCCGCCAATCTGCCTACTATCCAATCTACTGCCTATGGATATGAGTAAATCTGCGTTTTGTATAGCATAATTAGCCCATCTATCACCATAAACCCCCGGAGATCCCATACGGAGTGGATGATCAGTTTCACAAATATCGAATGCTCCCCAAGAAACCAAGAATGGTATGTTATACTTTTCGGCAAATCTAACAGCAATATCACCAGACTTGTCCAACTTAACGCCGTGGCCAAAAATCAACAAAGGTCGCTTAGAATTATAACAGTCAATAAATACCGGTTCCGGAGCCGGTGGGCGAGAGTTGAAAGTTCGGCGACGCCGAGCGTCCCACCCCGTCAGCACTTGAAGCTTTTCTTTGTCGTGTATATCCGTCATCTGAATATTTACAGGTAAATCCATCAACACCGGACCATATCTAGCTTCATGTACCCTGTCCAATAAAGTTCTCAAACTCGGAACAACGGAAGCGACGTCTTTTATGTGAATAGCTTTTTTTGTCACCGACTTGAACATATCAACGACGGGCATTTCCTGAAATCCCGTCTGTCTTGGTTTAGAAGTAAAATTGGACAAATCCTCTTTCTTATTCACTTGTCCAGTAATGAAAAAGGCGGGAATGGAATCGTACCAGCATCCACAGAGACCATTTAAAATATTTTGAACGCCGGGACCACTCGTTGTACATACGGCCGCGATTTTGCCACAACTACGATAATACCCCTCAGCCGCCATAGACGCCGACTGTTCATGTTGAAAACAATAATACTGAGCTCCGGAGTGCTTTTCAATACTGTTTATAAAAGGAACTATGGCTCCACCTGTCACTACAAAATATGTACTTATACCATTTTCGTATAATTCATTTATTATGTAATCACAGACATTCATTTACTATTTTATGTATCATTCTTTTAATTGTATTTCCAAGAACTACCGGGCATACCTAATAATTTATTGAGTTCCTTATCTGACATCTTATATGTATGTTCGTCGGATGGGAATTTACCGTTATGAACTTCCTCTTCATATTCCTTAATTGCTTGTGTATATATCTTTTCTCCATTTACAAACTGTTTTATGAATTTAGGTTTAAATTCCCAAAATAAACCTAATATATCGTTAGATATAACCAGTTGTCCATCAACTCTCGGACCGGCACCAATCCCATATACAGGTATTTTTAACTCCTTGGATACAATCTCCGCGACCTCTTCCGGTACCGCTTCTAATAAAAGTAACGACGTTCCACAATCTTCTAAATCCTTCGCTTGTTTTAAAAGTTTGTCCGCCTCGTCTCTCGTTTTAGCTTGTACTCTATATCCACCCAGTTTAGATCTAGCTTGTGGTGTAAGTCCAAGATGTCCCATCACCGGGACTCCGGACTTGACAATAGATTCAATCCTTTCGGGTACAAATCCCTCTACCTTTACCGCATCCATACCTGTTTTTATAAACTCACCTGCGTTACTAATTGCGAGTTCATTCGATGGTTGATAGGACATAAATGGCATATCACCAATCAAAAACTGATTTTCTGACCCACGCTTTACCGCACGACAATGCATTAACATCATATCCATGGTTACCTCGTTCAAACATTTGAGACCATGTACAGTAGAACCAACGGTATCCCCAACGACAATAAAATCTACATTTGTCTTGTTAATTATTCTAGAAGTAGGATAGTCATACGAAGTAATACCAACACTTCTGATATTATTAATTTTATTTTTGAACAAATTTAGTATAGTCCTCTTCATTACATACATGTGATTATATAATCTTTAAGTTAAAGAATACGGGCATTTGTATTCAAATGATAGTAGTTATATCTGGACATGATAAATCATATGAACCACTCGCAGAATGGACTCTCCATAAAAATAAAAAACACTACTGCGATAAACATGGTTACAAACTACATTACGCAGATGACTGTGGTGCTTCGGTAGCTGGAAAACCGATGATGGCCGCACCTAGACCGCCCATTCCCGATACTCATATACCGATGGGTTGGGGTAAGATTTTCCTCATAAAAGCGGCAATGATACATTACCCAGAGGCTACTTGGTTTTTTAATACGGATTGTGACGTTATGATTACAAACATGGAAAGAAAATTGGAAGATATCATAAAAGAAAACGCACAAGAAAATACGCACGTGTTAATTCCCGCAGACGCGAATGGCATAAACTGTGGTAACATGCTCATACGAAATACACAAATAGGTAAGGCGTTTCTCAATACTATTATTTCTGGTATGCCTCTTTATAGAAATTGGTATCTGTACGAAAACCAGTTGATTCAAGATTTATTCGTGGGAACCCACCTCGAAGAATCTGGTATCACCCAGGGTGGTACATTATGGTCAAGAGTTGCTAAAGTATTACCACAGAGAATTATGAACTCTTATGACTATAAAAATCTCCCATTGCTGAAGGATAGACCGCACTACAACGATATACTAGGAACAGACGGTCAGTGGAAAGAAGGAGATTTTGTGATCCAGTGGCCAGCCACTAGTCTGGAATTTAGAATAAAGGCAGCTAAAGAATTACATAGTAAAATAAAGATATGAAGATCACATATTCAATCCAAGTTTGTAACGAATCAAGAGAATTATTCTCTCTTTTGTCATTTCTCAAAAAATCTATAGATTGGGAGGGAGGTGATGAAATTGATGTAGTTGTCGATAAAGATAACAAAACGGACAAAGTAGATATGGTACTGGGTTATTTTAAGGATGATATAAATGTATATGAAAGAGAATTCGATAACTTCTGTAATTTGGGAAAGTATCATACAGAAGTAGCAAAGGGGGACTATATCTTCTACATTGACGCAGATGAAATGCCGCAATATCACCTCATTGACGATATCAAACGAATAATTCGCGACTCCCAGGCAGAAATTATATATGTTCCTAGAATCAATATACACCCAGGTTCAACGAAGGACTGGCTACGAGAAATGAAATTTAACGAAAACCATGTTGGATTTATTAATTGGCCGGATATGCAAGGACGAATATATCGAAAATGTGATGAAATAACTTGGACAGATGAACTCCACACAAAATTAACGGGGTCGGACAAGGTCATAGGGATAGAAGCGAATCCTTCCTTTGCCCTTTGGCATATTAAATCTATGGAAAAACAAGATAGCCGATGGAAAAAGGGTGAAGATGGAACTTATGATATAACTTCCCCTACGACCGGAAATTTATATGACGTCTTAATGTAATGGATAAACTCAACGAAATAAAACGAAAATATGATATACTTGAGGAAGAAGTAGAAAAAATTACAGAGCGTATTAAGAGGTTACCAGTATGTAAATTAACCGGAAAAGCCGGAATACCGGGAAATATTCTTGATAAATTATCGGTCATTGACCGGGAAATGAAAGATGTAATTGACTGGTATGATGACAATCTAAAATTATTACAAAAATATCACAACGACACGCTTCTTATTGATATATCCATGACATACATCAGTAACTTGGTTACCGATCTAGATTCAGTCGAAAAAAAGTTATCTACACGAGAGGCATGACAGGTTCTCTCACTTTTTTCGCAGAAATAGTACCTAAAACTAAAATGTTAAACACAACGCTATAATAAGCCGCATCCTCCCATATACCAGACATAAATAATAGTGGTACAAACATTATCATGTACATCATGTGCATACAGATAGGAACAACAGAAAACGGTCTTTCGTTATGAACGGCCATAGCACTTATAATACTTATAACCCAGTGAATGAGATCCATAACTCTACAGAACATCACTGCGTTAGCAGTATTAAATAGCATTACCATAACCATAGCCCACCGAAACCACGGGGGATATGAAATTTTAACTACATCAGCTTCTTGATTTGTATCTTCTGGCGGATCGTTCAGGGGTGGGGGTGGAGGTGAATCGTGATTCACTCCAATTTGAATCGATCCGTCAGGGAATTCAATAACGTTATATTTATCCGAACTCATTTAGGTATATATTTTTATCAATTCAGAACAACTTAGGAATCAAATTGTGATGGTTTTCTCATGACCAACCACGAGCTTGGTATTAACCATGATCTTATAGCCCGCATCCTGTAAATTTTTACAAAATGCCACGTCTTCACTACACGAATCTCTTAAGAGTTTCCCGTTGTCTCCCTTCATTTCGACGAGCGGACGAGTAAAATATGGATACTTCAATTTATCATCCTCTAAAACCTTTCGAGTACAAGCAAAAAATCCCATTCCATTGTACGCCACTTCTGTGTATTCATCCATATCTGGAACGTCCTTCGCCTTGATAAATTCAAATGTTCCGTGTTTCTTGAAATAAGCCTCGTCCCAGTTTTTAATAGCAGCTACGTGTTCCATATCGATCATACGGTATAAACCCGAAATTACGGGGTATTTATCCGTATCTTCAACGAGTTTAATTACTTGTTCCGGTCGGAATGCGATATCACTGTCTATCGTAATCCATACATGGTAGTCTTGTTTTCCATCGAATGGTTTTTGATCCGCCCCCCGAAGAACGGAGAGACCCAGTGTCTTCATTCTACTAAATGTCACAAAACTACTGTATTCATTTACCACCCTAATACCATAACCTTGTTGCATCATCGTAGCAACAGTTTCTAATAAGCTCGACATAAATTGCCCGGAATATGTTCTACCCGGAAGAGCTAAAATTATATTCTTCTTCTTCGCCATATATACAATGATATAGCTATCACTTTAAGTATATAAGTCATATATTCACAACCTTGAGAATCTCTTCTACTGCTGGATGTCTCATCACATCATCTGTATCCATGCCAACATGTGTAATATAATCGAGATCCAAACCATTTAATTTATATAATAGCTGTTCTAAACCATTATCTGAACCCAAATCCGACTGATTTAAATCCCCTGTGATTATTAATTTGGAATCCTCTCCTATTCTAGTTAATAATAATTTCATCTGTGTGAATGTACTGTTCTGCATTTCATCGGCAATAATTATACTATTACTAAAGGTTCGACCCCGCATATAACCAAGTGGTTCTATTGTAATGTGTCTATCCATTTGGTTTTTTGTCAAATATTTGCCGAAAATATCATACATAGGTTTTGTCCATGGCTCCATCTTATTATCGACATCACCGGGCAAATATCCAATCGATTCATCTGCCGATACAATCGGTCTAGTCAATAAAACCTTACGAACCTGGTTATAGTTATATATCTCGTCCATGGCATAATCACACGCCATTAAAGTCTTGCCTGTACCCGCGGGACCGGTAACAACTACGATTGGCTTGGGTGATTGTAATGCGAGAGAATATCTAAACTGACCAGACGTCCGTGGATAATTCATATATCTTAAAGTAATAAATTAATATATAAGTAATATATACAATGACAACGGATCCGATACGACATGTGATGTCGACTCTAGATGAACACAAAGATGCCTTGCCGGAAGGTGTGTATCTTGATTTATGTAACAATCTAAAAAGAATATACGCGTCCGGTGACGCAAGCAAGGATACATATTTATTAAATTTGACGAATGATTACTTAGAATCTCTCGAGGTTATCGAAGTATTGCGACACGAATTAGTTACATTGAAACGGGAGTTATTGCGAACAAGGGTGTCCAGGTTTGAACATGTATATAGACCCCTAGCAGAACCATCGAGATCGCCATTCCAGCCACGAAGTGTATTAGAATCATTACTAGATGACCCGGAAGTAAATCCGATTGCCGGTGTAAATGAGGTATTAAATAGAAGAGACCCACAAATTCAACGACCAGCTCCGCAGCGAGTAGAAGTACCCAATAGAAATATACACTTTAGTTTCGGGACAAACCATGAGTAAGTTAATTAAAAAAGAAGTCTCAGTATATACTAAGAGTATACTACAATATGGAGTTTAATTGTGTAACAATGAATCTCACAGGTGGTCACTTGGTAATAGTCGATCCGAGAGGTAAAACGAGATTTTTGGCATTCCGGGATCGACCGACAACAGAATTATTTATAGATTATCTAGCCAATCATAGATCTAAATATGGTAAATGGCCAAATATGGATATGTCTAAAAGTTTGACAAAGTTTGTCGCCACTGCCCCACACAAGAAGAGATCGCCCGAAAGTGTAAAAGAGTATTTAGACATTGTGACGTACAATAGAGACGCCCTTGATATACTAGCGAGAACCACGGGAACCTCTTATTTATATGTACATAATTTCGGATTTATTACAGACCAGGGGACAGAGAATGTTACATTTAGTGGTCAGGAAGTGGATGGTATAGGGGACTTACAGGAATATTGTGACACACTCGAGTATAACATGAGGGTAAAATGGGCATAAGAGTTTTAATCTTAGATAAACATAAGAATGCTCGACGAGGAATTAAAACTCCTCAAAGAATTTCGTGATGAAAAGGACGAGCTCATAGCGGATCTTTACGAGATCAGGCCAGTGATTGAAAAGGGTAATTTCGAGGACTATGACGCATTGATGGAAGCATTCAATTTATGTGAAAATATGACATTTGAATTATCCACATGGCACATCAAAACCAAGCCGGTTCTAATGGAAAAGAAACAGTGGATAGAACAGTATCTAGACGATAAATGTAAAATGCATTCAACAATGAAAGTGCTTAAATATGAAATTAGGAGTCTGAGACATAAAATACTCAGCCGGGTCAATAGTGGTATAGATAAAAACAAGCTTATAGAAAAGGAGAAATAGTAATATAATGTCGCACAGAAACAGAGTTCAAAAACCAGATGAAGGCGAATGTTCAAAAAGATTTTTATATGCCTTCGATCCGAGTGATGAACAGCACGTTATGTGGTTAAAGAATGCTGGAAACGCTATGAAACTCAAAGATATCGATCAAAGAATAGACTTTAAGAAGATAATAAATGAAAATCCTCTTAGAATAGACGGAAAAGCAGTCAAGTTAGAAAATTTCTATGAATGGGCATTTGTTCATTTCACATTAGGAATGCGATACGCAGAGGCTGTGCTTAATCACCAAGCTTGGATTCCCCCAAATCCATCAGCGACTAATGTAAGCACTTCCGAATAAACGGAAATCCATATATTCGGATAATGCGAAATCCTGACTATCGCTATTTTCATCCATACGAACTAATAGTATAGGACCCAATATAGTCTCCTTATCAAATGGTGGCGGAAGTTTATTTACGTTTAAAGTTCCGGTATCACTCGCTCTTTTAATTATAACTACGTCTAATTCTTCCCACTGCCCCACAAATGTAGCCCGTCCCCCTAAAATGTTATAAATTTCATTCCGTTCTGGAGAAATATCCAAATTTATCTCTCGCATCTCACCTTCTTCTTCATTTATCAGGATGGCACAAACCATATCTAACTTAACTTATTTTCATCCGATAAAAAAATATCAGTAAAATGTATATGATTGAAAAAATCACGAATATACTGTCGAAGGAATTCTGGACTATATTGGTTATAGGGGTTGTTATATACCTTGCTGTGATCCTCATAAAACATAGAAAATCCAGATATAAACCGTATAGACGTGAGTATGTGAGAGACACTATTAACACAAACCCGGCAAAGCGCCAATCGGGTCCGTTCGATGGATGTTCTCCGGAGGATTTTGGTGCGTGTAAAACGAGTACCAAGCAATTCGAAGGTCGCCCGCTCGCCTAAGTCAATTAAAGTTGTTAGTTTTTTATATAAGTAAGGAAAATGGGGGAGCAAACTAGAGCTTTTGCGATCAAACGGTTATCAAACATACTTGATATTCCCGAGAATAGTACCACATGTATCAATCTCGAGAAATCAATCCTCAATTGGACAACTAGACGCACAAAGACTCTCATGGATATTCCAGCGTGGGATAATGAAAATTTCGTCAATAGATATAGACAAAAATTTCTAACGTTGTGTTTTAACTTTGAAAAATCAGAAAGTCTCAGAGAAAGTGTGAAAACAGGTAAAATTAAATCGGCAGAGTTGATGAATTTTGAACCAAACGAACTATGGGCACAGGGGCCATACGCTAAGGCGGTAGAAAAGAAAATTTTCAAAGAACTACAAAAACAAAGACTAGAAAACGAGGCGTTACGGGGCGTTGAGGGATTTTTCACTTGTGGTAAGTGCAAGTCAAAAAAGACCACATATTATCAGTTACAGACGAGATCAGCAGATGAACCAATGACGACATTTGTTTCGTGTCTCAATTGTGGAAAAAGATGGAAATGTTAATTTTTATAGATATTGATGTGTAGTAACATTTATCCAATGTTTAGTTTCGGTAAGATCCTCCCATATGTCGCCAACAGACAGAACAAAATTATACCCTAATAATTTTTTCATATCCCCCTTCATATCGTAATCGCAAAGCTTCAAAATATCATATGGAATTCCATATCGCATTAATTCGTGTCTAGTAAAATACTCCATCCAATGAGGTCTAGCGGTAATAATAACAACATTGTAATTCATATTATGAGCCTCTCTCGCTAATTCGATAATGGGTTTATTCGCATCGCCGTTTGGGAAAATTAATGTACTATCGATATCAAACATAACTGCGTCATGTATAGGATTAACCCGATAATGACGGAGTAAGCTAATACCAGCTTCTTTAAGGTGATCCATTAATATTATTAAAGAATTAAAAAATTAATTAAATACGATGATCATTGATGTTCAAGAAGATAATGGAATGGTATCGATAGCTCGTATTTTATACGAGGATGGTGACATCCTGGGAGTACAATTCTTGAGAAAAATAAATAACGATACGTATGATTTTAATATACAAGTCGAACATATCGACAAAGCTACGGTATGTGGCTTCTATGATACGGAAGAACTTGAAACCACCGGATTATACAAAAAAACATTAGATGGTAGATACGAATCGGCCGATGATTCCGATTATGAATTGGATGAAGAAGATTTAACCAGTGACAGTGAAAGTATTACCTCATTGGACAGTGAATACTAAATACTAATACTAAAAACTCGTCGTAATTAAGGGTCTATAGCTCAATTGGTAGAGCGCGTGCTTTGCATGCACGAGGTACCGAGATCGAAACTTGGTAGATCCAGACTGTTATTCGACAGAATAAAAACGTAACATTATTGTATAATGTCCGTCAGGGCTGTGACTAAATTGTACGTACCAGATATACCTATATTTTTATGTGCGACAAGGTTCGTACGCGATTCCGACTTTGTAAGATCGGTACTGATTCACGATGAACGAGCGCCGAAAAAGAAACCGAGACTGTCGTGGTACGACGCACAAGATGATTCATGGGTACCTCGTGGATGGTATTCGGAAGGATTGAAAGCGGATTTGAACTTTTATTTTAAGGACGAATAAAAACATAACACTATTATATGAATGGCCGTCAATTGGCACGAGAATACAGTTCATGAAGAAAAGTGTATTCTTGCCAGTGGGACATTTTGGCTTGGATTTGGAGCAGTTACCGTGATAGTATCATTCATGTTTTTTTCGATGTACATACGAGATGACACGGTAAATTAAAGAATATTAAAGAATCGAATCATATCTTATCCATAAATGAGCCTTCTTATCCGCGCATCCGCAAAGCCCGCCCTCGCCCCCAATAGGTCTGTGAAGAAGACCAAGACTGTGAAGAAGACTACTTCTTCTGTGAAGGCTCCTCCACTTGAACCGATTGCGCGCCCCAATGACTTTCTTTCTATGGCCGAGCGCATAAATGGTCGTGCCGCCATGATTGGTTTCACGTCCGCTGTGATTGATGAGGTTATGACTGGAAACTCCATCAGTACCCAGTTCCATGACAACGTTGGTCTTTCTGTCGCCGTTGCTGCTTTGGCGTTCCTCGGAACAGCGGCGAATCCTAAAGACGAAGGATATGTCCAGGGCTTTTGGAAGCCCGAGACCGAATTACTAAATGGCCGACTTGCGATGGTTGGTGTCGTATCGCTTCTTCTAACGGAGTCGCTCCATCCCCACGTTCCTCTATTCTAGAATCGGGTTGGTAACCTATATTAATTAAATGTTCCTGTCCTACGTATCAGGTAGGCCAAGAACATCGTCTATTTTTTAACCGGGCCAAGAACTACATCCGGAGACAAGTACTTCGTGAGAACATTTGGGGGGTGAAGCATATCGAACTCTTCGGTGGCATCCTTACCGGCAAATAGCATGATAGCCTTCTTACCGCCGGGGTGATCTGGTAAAAATTTAGTTAGATCATATACCTTGTCACGAATTATCACCCAACAATCATTTTCTGTATTATGCTTCATTATTTCACCAAGAGACAAATCACGTGGATTCACATGGTCGTTTATTTTCTTAATTCTGTCCATTCTTATTTCTATTTGCTCACGGTCTCTCTAAGCGGAATAATCAACAGCATGTTGGATAAAGGAATGAAACTAGAACTTATTAGTAATAAAATGGCTCCGTATAAACCTCCCGTGTCTCATTACACAGAAATGGATGTATCCAATTATGACGAAGATACGTTATTCAGTTTCATAGGAAAATCTGGAAAAAGATTCTATTGGCTAACCCGACTTACCAACCTAAACTATATGTGGTACGATAAAACCAGAAAAATTATCGAATTATGGGGTCCGTATGAAAGTTTGGCCACAAAACAAGCTCAGCACATTATCACGTGCGAACTCGATAATTTTATTCCTAAGTCAGATGTAGATGAGGAAAATCTCAGATCAAACCTCGGAAATAATGTATAAACGTCCGATTCTCCGACCTCGCCAAGAACCCGTATCCACAAATAAAAAGAATATAAAACCCGGTCATCACCTATACAACATCATAAATCCGGTAAAAGTACCAGAAGTGACGCGGAGGTCTTGGACACAACCAATTTACATGAAGGATGTGTATTTGGAGTTACTCAACAAGTCCCTCGTGTCCGCCGGTTTGGAACCAATATATCCAGATATACCAGATTCCGAAGATACCGTACGAGAATTCCCAGTTCCCGAAATCGTTGAAGGAGATCCCGAAAAGGTACGTGTTGTCCTAAAATGCCTGAAGAGTGGTATAATTCGTGTAAAATTGGATACACTATTCCGCGAAAATTTCATAAAGGTATCTTCCACTCAAACGCCCCAATCTATAACATCATGGGTTCAGGCGTGTAAAAATATAGGTATGTCGGGTGAATTCATTGATAATATGGTTACCAAACACAAGAAAAGAATTGAACACGGTAAAAAAGTCGCGAGCAAAATGGAAGCGATATTTGAAGGATTGGGTGCCGCAAAAACAAAAAAGAAAAAAGAGAAAAAAGAAAAAGAAAAAGAAAAGGAGACGAAAGATGAAGACGATATCCTCACGGAAGATGTAGAGAATTTGGAAGAAAATTTACCAAAGGAGGATGACGCAAATGAAGACGAAGGAATGGATATGGAAGTTGATGAAGATGAAAATGATGACGGCGAAACTCAGGAGGAAGAATACTACTCCGACGCAGAATAAAGCTTATAGAATAGAATTTCAATATATATATTATCTGTAATGGATCTAAGTAATTATGAATGGATAGTCGGACTCGGTGCTGTTTTGGCTTTAAGTGCCTCGTATGGTATTGGCGCGAATGATGTCGCCAATGCTTTCGCAACCTCGGTCGGATCGAAGTCCTTGAGCATTAAACAAGCAATCGGACTCGCCGCAATTTTTGAATTTTCGGGCGCCCTTTTGATGGGGAGTCATGTCACCGATACCGTGAGAAAGGGAATTGCCGATTACGCATGTTTCCAAGATGACCCGGCCGTACTCATGTATGGTTGTCAGTGCGTTCTCTTTGCCGTATCTGTCTGGTTAGTACTGGCATCCAGTCTCGAAATGCCTGTGAGTACAACTCACAGTTGTGTCGGGGGAATGATAGGCATGACAATGGCCGCACGAGGTGCCAGTTGTGTAAAATGGAGTGCGCCCTCGGATGACTTTCCATTTGTCGGTGGTGTTTCTGCTATTGTCATCTCGTGGGTATTATCGCCCGTATTCTCCGCTGTATTTGCCTCGCTTATGTTCTATGTAATGCGCATGGCAGTCCTCCGTCGTGATGATTCATTCAAACGAGTCAGGTGGGCATTCCCCGTTATATTCGGAATGGCGGTGTGTATTAATGTATTTTTTATCATTTACAAGGGCGCAAAATTCTTAAAACTTGATGATATAGTTTTATGGAAAGCACTCGCTATCGCATTTGGTTCTGGTGGTGGAGTTGGAATATTATCCTACTTTGCCACGCCTTATATAATGCGTAAATCGGAAGAAATATATAACAACAGTCTAAAAATTCATGAACTTGGAGACACCTGTGAAATTACAGAAATGGAGGAACCCGTTATTGAATACTCAAAAATGAGTTGGTACAAACGAATCGTACATTATCTCAAATATTCATTAAACGTCCAAAGTGCGGATATTGTAAATCAAGACGAAGATGTTCAGCATATTCACAATAACGCAGAAGTATTCGACGAAAAAACGGAAATATCAATGAGATACATGCAAGTATTAACCGCGTGTTGTGACGCATTTGCCCATGGGGCTAATGACGTAGCAAATTCAATCGCGCCATTCGGTGCGATATGGGCAATCTATAAATCGGGTGAAGTCTCCTCAAAAAAGAATGATCTCGGAAATGATGCCTATTGGATCTTATCTATGGGAGCATTTGGAATTGTACTCGGTCTTGCCACGTATGGTTATAAAATCCTCCACGCACTCGGTACAAAATTAAGTAAAATTACCCCGAGTAGAGGCGTGTGCATTGAATTGGGAAGCGCATGTATCGTTATTTTGGGTAGTCGCCTTGGATGGCCTTTATCGACTACACACTGTCAAGTTGGTGCCACCACGGGCGTGGCATTGTTGGAAGGAACGGGTGGAGTAAATAAGAAAATTCTCGCTAAAACCGTGGCGGGATGGATCATGACACTCGTGGTTGTCGGTGGTACGACCGCACTCGTATTTGCGCAGGGTGCGTATTCGCCCATGGCGTATTACCCCGATTATATTAAAAACAAAACCTTGTAGTTATATTGAAATTAAAATACCCGACACATATAAGAAACTATCATGTCAGTAGTCACGCTACTTTTATTGTTAGTTGCCATGGGTGTGGGTATATTTTTCTATAGAAGAAAAAAATCCAAACCGATTTCCGAGAACACCCAGGATGAAGAGGAAGAGGAAGTTCTCGAAGAAGAGGAGGAAGAAGAAATGGATGCCGCAGATACAATAGCGGCCGAAAAGAAGGCCGATATAGCTATCCAGGAAACGAAGAGGAAGGCCAGTGTCGCCGCTTCCATGGCTAAGAAAAGGAAAGCCGAGGCCGCAGCTGCCATGGCAGCAAAAAAGAAGGCTGAAGCCGAAGCCCGAGAAGCAAAAAGGAAAAAAGATGCACAAGCGGCTCTTATGGCGAAAAAGAAAGCTGAGGCCGCGGCTGCTTTAGCGGCAAAAAAGAAGGCCGAAGCCGAAGCATACAAAAGGAAGCTCGCCAAAGCTCGCGCAGAAGCTGCTCGTAAAGAAGCTGCTCGTAAAGAAGCCGCGCGCAAAGCCCGTGAAGAGGCCGCTCGTAAAGAGGCCGCACGAAAAGAAGCCGCTCGTAAAGCCCGTGAAGAGGCTGCTCGTAAAGAAGCTGCTCGTAAAGAAGCTGCTCGCAAAGAAGCCGCACGCAAAGCCCGTGAAGAGGCTGCTCGTAAAGCACGCGAGGCCGAGATGAAAAGAAAACAAGAGGCTGCCCGAAGAGCATACGAGGCCGAGATGAAAAGAAAACAAGAGGCCGCTAGAAGAGCATACGAGGCCGAGATGAAAAAACAAGAAGAAGCTCGTAAAGAAGCCATTCGTAAGGAACGCGAGGCCGAGGCGAAAAGAAGACGCGAAGAGGCCAAAAAGAGAAGAGAAGAGGCCAAAAAGAAAAGAGAAGCCGCAGAAGCCGCGAGGAAGAAACTAGAAAAACAGTACAGAGAACTTAACAACATATTATATGACACTAAAATGGAAGAATTAAAGTGTAAGAATGGATCATGGAATGGTGTCAGGTTGGTATTAAATGGTTATAGAAATGTAAATACCGAATACCTTTGGTTTTCAAACATGAGGAGATACAGCGCACGCAAACGTGGCGGCGACCAGCACTTAACCGAGCGACCGATGATACCTAAAGCGTGGGGTTGGGGTGGTGTAAGGCTAGACGTGAAAACAAAAAAAATAAAATTTGGTTGGAGGAGAATCAATTCGTGGCCCGATACCAAAACTCATATATCCTTTGGGAGTGGTCGGTGGTGGAGAGATAAAAGAACTTACAACGGACATCTTTTCGTAGATAAAAATCGTCTCATGATAAGAAAGGCTAAAAAATTCGGAAGAGCGCCGTGGGCGTTTTATCTTAAAGATGTAGAAATCGCAAAATTCAAAAATAATACACATGAAGAATGTGCAATTGTTGCTGTATCAACCCGAAAGACCAAAAAAGTGCTTTTCGTTCAAAGTAATAATTCAAAGAAATCATATGATTTAGTAGACAGAAGATGGATTGATCATCCGTGGGCAAAATGTACTACAAAGGAAGATCTATTAAAAAAACAGTGCGATAAGGACGTGAGAGCGGTGAAACCGCGTTGTCCCCCGGGATACGAGTCTAATACCTTCCAATTATTCGCTAACACGAAGTTGTGTCCACCGGGACAGCATCGCATCGTAGATAAAAGGACTGGAAAGACCCGGCGCTGTCGTGGTTGGTAAAAAGAATAAAACGTATAGTATATCAATGCACAGAACGAGGAAACCAAGAAATAAGGTTTCTGTGTTTCATGTGTGTAAGGATGATGAAAAGGAAAAGAAACATAAAGGAGAGGAACTAGAGATATACATAGACCCAGAGATACAACCAAAAAGTATAGTCGCACACGTAGATGTAGGTGAGGATACATGGTCTATCATTGCGACAAAAATACAATCAAAGCTATAACGTCTGGTTAGCTCAGTTGGTAGAGCGCACGCCTTTTAAGCGTGTGGTCACGGGTTCAAGCCCCGTACCAGATACCAGGCTCCTATAGCTCAGTTGGTTAGAGCGCGGTGCTTATATCTTAGATATACGAAAATGATGTAAAAATCATAAAGGCACGCCGAGGTCATGGGTTCGAACCCCGTTAGGAGCATTGGATTTTTAGATATGTATCCCATATGTAAAAATTTTAATAGCCGCTAAAATTATATGATTACACGAAGGCGCGGTGTATTTTATAAAGGTACTAAACCTGTATCTCAGGCAGAACAGGAAAGGTGTCGGAAGTTAGCTATACCACCAGTCTATACAAATGTCATAGTGTATCCAGCAACCGCAAAACTCCAAGCTACCGCCATCGATGCTACGGGGAAAAAGCATTATTATTACCACGACAAGTTTTTAGATCAGCAAAGAAAGATACGAAAGGCGAGGGCATCGACCGTAGATTTCGCAAAGATAAAGAGTGTCACAGCGAGGATATTAGCCGATAGAAATCTTCCGACGTGGGACGACGCACTCACACTTAGAATGATAGTGACGGCATATCTTCGTTCCGGTTCAAGAAATAACGAAGACGCGTTAGGGGCAATGTCTCTTCAACGTAAGCACGTTAAACTGAGTCGTGACGGTGAAACAATGACCTTTGATTTTCCAGCTAAAAGCGGACAACGACGCGTATATGAAGTGAAGGACAAGATATTACACTCGGCCATATCCAAGCAAAACAAACCCCTATTATCGGGGAATTCGACGCACACGAAGGTTCGGGATTTGCTACGAAAGATCATGAAGAATGATACGCTTCAAATCAAAGATATACGCACAGCCGGGAGTATGCAACTATTCGATAAGCATTTGAAGAAATATAACGGCGATGAGAAAATGGCCGTAGATGCTACCGCGAATACAATAGGTCACACACCGTCGGTGTCTAAAAAGTATTACATTTTATAAAATGTGCGCCTAAGTGTTACGAAATCATCGATTTCAGCATACAAAAATATGGTGAAATCGTTTTGTGAATTTTTGGGTCTGTATGTCTTCATGTATTTCCTAGTTATTGTGATAGACTTGGGATTCCAAGCTCTGTTACAAGTAAATGATCACGAGTACGATTTAAAATGGAAATGTATGAAATATGTAAAAGAACACGGGATCTGTGATAACTAATTCTTCCCTCCTATCCCGTTACACATTATATACACAACGGCGGCTATCATGACACCTAACAAGCAAACTGTTATAGCCAGAAGCATATATAATAATACGCCCTTTTTATTTCCTAAGTCTCCCGCAATTCTGTATAAATTCAGTCATGAATATCTTTTTCCTGTCGCTCGATCCATCGGAAATTGCCCGTCTCTCCTGTGACCAACATGTCGTAAAAATCCAACTCGAAATTTGTCAAATGTTATATACCGCGTGGCATTTGTCGGATGATTCAAAATACGTCGAAGAACACGCACCATATACCAAAAACGGAACGAGGCGAGGATACAAAATGTGTCATGTAAATCATCCAATGACGATGTGGATTTCATCATCGATCGATAATTACATGTATGCGTGTAAAATTGGTATCGCTTTATCACTTGAATACACGAGACGATACAATAAAGTTCATACGTGCGCAAAACATCTAATGTGGTTATACGAACACCATCCCTCGTATTTTAAACCAAGAAAAAGTGAAAAGGCATTTTATTCGAAAGAAGGAATACCCGAGTGTATGCCAGAATGTTACCATAATGTATCAGTAGTAGAGGCATATAAGGAATATTATAAAATAGAAAAATTACCATTCGCGCGGTATAAAGTAGTTTAAAAGATCCATGTGTAATATAAGATACGATGAATGTACCACTTACCTTGGCAAAAACGCCGATAAATGCACCGGATATAAAGATAGGAAAACAACAGGAGACCAAAAGAGAGTACTCTCCGCGAACCTATAGTGAGTTCATAAATGGTGTTAAAAATGGAGAAATACCCGAAGTTCTTATAAATCCGAACGCAGGTACGGCAAAGTTCTTCGATAGTGAAGGAAATTATGGGGATACACGAATAGCCCCGAATCAAGAATTGTGGAGAGTATTAATGAATAGCGAAACGAACATCGCCGTCGATACAAAAACGGAAGCGACTGCGTCGGATTCACTCACTATGTTTTTTATCCTACTCTTGATATTTGCCGTCATAAGAGGTTTATTATCTGGGGGTGGCGGAGCGGGAGGTATGCCAAATCCGTTTGAAAATACAATGAAATTTGACACCGATACCCAAGTTGAAACCCGTTTCGATGACGTTGAAGGTATCGATAACGCTAAACGCGAATTAGAAGAGCTTGTATCGTTTCTCCGGGAACCCGAAAAGTATATCGGATCTGGGGCCCGTATTCCTCGGGGCGCTCTTTTAACCGGAAAACCGGGTACGGGTAAAACCTTATTGGCGAGAGCAATTGCCGGTGAATCCAGTGTTCCATTTATTCAATGTTCCGCGTCCAGCTTCGTGGAAATGTTCGTCGGTGTCGGTGCGAAGAGAGTGCGTGAATTATTCGCCACCGCACGAAAATTACAACCGTGTATCGTTTTTATCGACGAAATTGACGCTATCGGTAAATCCAGAAGTAGCGGAGGTTTCGCATCAAATGATGAACGAGAACAAACCATCAATCAATTACTCACGGAAATGGACGGTTTCTCTAACGACTCTCAGATTGTTGTTATCGGCGCAACCAATAGAATTGACGTTCTAGATGAAGCTCTATTGCGACCGGGTCGTTTTGATAGAAAAATACAAGTAAGCCTACCGACTTTAAAAGGACGAGAAAAGATTCTCGGCGTACATTCCAGAGATAAAAATCTCGATGAATCCGTTGAATTGCGTGAAGTCGCTAAACAAACAACGGGATTCAGTGGCGCGGACTTGGCAAATTTAATGAACGAATGTGCCATCAAATCCGTCGAAGAGAGTAAAGGTATCATCACGAATGAAGTAATCGAAGATGTTTATCAAAGAATTATTGTGGGTTCTAAGGGCGATTCCAAGTTTTCTGCCGCTAAAAAGGAACTCGTTGCCTACCATGAAGCCGGTCACGCCATAATCGGTGTATTGGTTCCCGAATACGACCAGGTGAGAAAGGTTAGTATTATCCCGAGAGGAGATGCCGGTGGAATTACATTCTTCCAGCCAATCGAAGAAAATGCTGATATCGCACTCTATTCGAAAAAATATCTCATTTCTCAAATTAAGGTCTTATTGGGAGGACGAGGTGCCGAAGAGGTTATTTACGGACAAGATAACGTAACAACCGGAGCATCCAGTGACTTCTCTCAAGTGTATCGTATAGCCCGCGAAATGGTGACGACGTACGGTCTCGGTACCCATCGTTACGACTACAATAACTTGTCCCAAGGTGCGGCTAGACAAATTGATTTAGAAATCGATGCGATTGTTAAGGAATGTTATGAATCCGTGTTATCCAGTTTGAGAGATAATAGACTCAAATTGGAAAGACTTAAGGATAAATTAATAGAGGAAGAAATCGTTGAAGGTGAATGGGTGTATGACCTCATGGATGTAGAAATGCAGGCTAATAAGAGTATAGATCTCGTATAATGAAATATAAAGTATAAGAATGTAAAAATCATAAGATGAACCTTTATAAGAAGGAATTGATAGCTAATCATATCAGACTTGCTTATAAAGTTTCAAATGATGTATATTATAAAGCTCACCCACAAAAACGTGGTATCCATACGAAGAAGGATTTAAATAGCGTAGGATTACATGCGCTCGTCCGGGCGGCTCAAAAATTTGAACCGGAAAGGGGTTTCAAATTCACCACGTACGCGTATCCGTGGATTTACTGGAAATGTCGCAATTCTTTAGAACGAACACCAGTATACGAGGAACTTAATTATTACAACGTTCCCGAATATTATGACAAAGAACCTGACATTCTTTTAGACGATCTAGATGATGTCAGTCGATACATTCTCGAAAACTATTACAGTAATAATCTCACATTGAAGGATATTTCTAAAGATTTGGGTGTAAGTGTGAATACAGTGATCGCGTGGAGATCGAAGGCACTTCTCAATTTAAAGGATTGAAAATGGTATTTTTCAAGTACAATATAAAATATCAGGGAAATGTAAGAAGGTCATGAGTGCCGTAAGAAATAAAAATCTTAGACCAAAAAACCTCCCTGCCGATTCTGTAACCACTTTAAATTTCCCAAATAATTCAAACGCATCATCGGGGACAAATAGTAACAATAATCGAAACACAACTTCAAAGTTTCGCCCATTAACAGCGACTAAAAGCAAACTGGGACCATA